AAGCGCCACCTCAACGTCACGATCGATGTGCCCCCACCGCTTGGTGCGGTAGTCGTACACCAGCACCGAGTCGAGCGCCGCCCCTGTCGTCGGGTAGTGCCACAGAATGCGACCGTTCAGACGATCATGCGTCGATCGGATCTTGTAGGCGTAGGTCTTGTTCAGCCGCGCGAAAAACCACTCACGCACGCCTGCCGAGATGCTGACCGGCGTCGTGCCATCGAACCCGTAGATGTCCTCGTCGCCCACGAAGTAGTGCGCGTACCCGACGGAGACAATCGACTCCTGCGACACCGCGCCGATGTCCGACGAGATCAGCGCCCAGCGCCATACCTCCGGCGGGCCGACGTATGTCCCCCGGTATATGCTGCGCTTCTTGTACGCGATCACGTCCGCGCCAAGCCTGCGCAGGCCGAGAATCGCGCCCGGCGTGTCCACGAGCAGGCCCGACGTGCATTGCGTCGTCACGCTTGGCAACCACGACGAGTAGTCGTTGATCGCCGAGCACCACCAGCGATGCGGTTGATCGCCGTATGACGTGCCGACACCTGATCCCGTATCGTCGCAGTCGGCCAGCATCACGAATCCCGATGCCGTCTCGATCACGCTCGCCTTCGGAGCGGTCACGTCGGCGAACGCGCCCGAGTTGCTGAATTGCAGCACGACCGACTTGCACACCGCGAGCGACGTGTTCCCGAACTGCGCCATGCGCCACGGCACATCGCCCGTGCTGTACGCAGCACCCCGAGAAACGTCCGTCCACGAAGTTGTCGCCGACTCATAGAGCGCAGTCGTCGTGCCAGCAATGAGCCGCGTCGATCCGTCGAGTTTCAGCAGCAGCGATGCGCCAGTGCACGCAGCGCCCAGCGCGGGTTCCGTTGATGCGACGCCAGACGGTGCCGCAGCGTACCCGCGCACCGTCGGCACCATGTCGTCGCACTCGACAAGCACCTCCGGCGTCAGTTCGTCGGCGTCGGGCAGGAAGGACAGCATCAGTCGGACACCACATCAACGGCTTCGCGCTTCACGTCGTCAAGCGCCTTCGCACTGTCGGCCCGCGTCGCAACGATTGCCGCGTCCACTTCGTCCAGACGCGCGCGCAGCTTCTCGCGCTCCCGCTTGAGTTCGTCTACGCGCTGTTGCGCAGACTCAAGCGCGCGCGCAGCCCTCAGCAGACCGCGCAGGCTCACGTCGCCGCCCGCAGGTCAGAGCCCGCATTGACCGCCTGCGCGGTCCCGCTGGCGTAGGCCATCATCCGCTTATGCGGATCGAGACTGCCGTACTGACTGTTCACGGCGTTGACGGCCTCCGCGAAGAACTCGCGCCACACCGGAATGCGCGAGTCGTTCACGAGAAACGGCGACGCCTCCAGCAGCGCCCCATACAGCAGCGCATCCGGGCAGTTCGTCACGTACCAGTTCGTCGTTGCCGAATCGGAAAGCGCGGTTTCCTTCTTCCAGTACGTCAGCGACACGTCTCCGCCCGCAGTCCACGACGGCGCGACAACCAGCGTCGATCCAACGAGCGTATACGCCCAGGGCACGGTTCCGCCGGTCACGCGATCCACCGTATCCGGCGGCACGTAGTGCAGTTCAGCGCCGCTCGTCGCGAGCTTGGCGTTCGCCAGCTCCACGAATCCGGACGGCAGCGCAACCGACGACCCGCCGCTGGAGATCGTCACGTTGCTCGTGGTCAGCAGCGCCGACACGCGCAGTCCGCGCGCGATGCGCCACTCGGCCATCGAAATGAAATCCGGGATGTTGCTCGTCAGGTCAGCGCGGTGCAGATACGCGGCAACCGTAGAGCGAAGCGAGCCGTAATCAGTGATTGCCATCAGTACCCCCGCGAGATGTCATACGTCGAACCCCACTGCGGGATGTCCGACACGAGTTGCTGCGGTCCGACCCATCCGACGTTGCGCACCCGATCAAGCGCCGCCTCGTACTGCTGGGACCACATGGATAACGCCTCCATGTCGCGCGTGAACGAGACGGACTCGATCAGCGACCCATAGAGGTAGAGATTCGGCGACTGATCCAGCAACCAGTTCGACGGACTCGCATCCGTCAGTGCCGGAATGCGCCGCTGGTACACCAGCTCCACCGTCTGCGCACTGGTCGTCGGCGGGCTGAACACGATCTGCTCGCCGATGAACGAGCAGCATTCAGGCTCGCCCGTCGTCGTCGTGTCGTTGCGTACCGACGTTGCTGCCAGGATTGGCAGGCGTTTGACCTCAGACGACTTCACGAGCGCCACCGAAATCGGCGTCATCAGGTCGTCAGGCGTTGCGATGAACGTCGAGCCAGCATCGAGCGTCGCCTGTGACCTCTGCCACAGCGCACGCATGGTCGTCAGATCCGCCTGCATCCGCCCTTCAGCCAGCGAGATGAAGTCGGGAATGAGCGCGATTGCGTCGGCACGCTTGAGCCAGCGCGCCACCGCATCACGCAGTTCCGAATACGTCGTGATCGCCACGATTCAGCGGGCGAGGCCCGAAGGCCCCGCCCATCCTCATCAGCCGTCGGCGTGCAGACGGCAGGCCCACTCGGGGCGCAGCGTCTTGTAGCCGTACAGCACGTCGATCCGACACGGGAACGACCGATCCGAGATGCTGAAGTCGCGGACCAGCGCCATCGAGATGCCGTCGTAGACCTCACGCGCGGCGAAGTCCACGCCCTCCGGCATCGGCAGGTCGGCAGTCGCGAACGTGAAGGCATCGCGGTTGAAGACCAGATTCGGCGTCAGGTTCTCCGACGCACCCGCGCCGACCTTGACCACCGCGCCATCGGCCACGAAGCCGCCCGCCGTCACGTTCTGACGGCCGCCGCTCGTGTAGATGGCCGGCGACACCTTCAGATTGCCCGCGCCGCCCGCGTAGTCCTCGGTCACGACGAACTGCTGCAGCACGCCCGTCGAAACCTTCGTCTCCGGATGCACGCGGAACGTGCCCGCGAACGTCACGATATCGCCGCGCTTGAACGTGTTTGCGCCCGTCTTCACGGTCACCTGCGCCGTGCCGTTGGTCGTCTGGTTGCCGTTCACCGCGTAGCCGGTGGTTTTGGCGCTCGTGCCAGTCGCGTGATTCACGAGAAGCGTGTTCTCATAGATCGACTGGAACCCTGCCGTCTTGCCGATGATGCCGTCGCGATACTGCTTCGCGATGTTCTCGCTCGACTGGAACAGCCCCTTCGTGTCGGTCATGAACTTGACCGCAGCGTCAGTGCTCAGAATGGCCGAGCGCGCGTCGGTCGGCGTCAGGCAGTCGTTCAGGATCTTGCGCCCACCGAGCATCGTGGACAGCGCGAACGCCGCCGTGTCGCCGTCGAACAGGTTGTACACGTCCTTGTACATCGAAAGCGCATCGGCTTCGATGTTCGCAGCCAGCACCGACATTGCCGGTTCGAGGATGCGGTCGCTGAAGTCGTCGAGCGACATCGCGAGTTCCTGCGACGTGAACGAGAGATCCACGCCCTTGACGCTCGCCACCTGCAGCGTGGTCGAGGATTCGACGACATCCTGAATCGGCGAGTCCATCGTGATGCCGCTGCGGACCGTGTACTGGTTCGGCATGCGGATCTTCAGGGAGTCGCCGATCTTCGCGCCCGACTTCGCGAACGAGTCATCGTATTGCCGGTTGATCGACCCGATGAAGTTGAGCTTCTGGTGCAGGATCGCGAGGGCCTTGCGCGTCACTGCGGTCGGCGTGAGGAGAGAGTTGGTCGGCATGATTTAGCCTTTCTTGCGTGCGTTGTGCCGACGCATCCACTCGTCAATAGAAAGCTCGTCCGACAACCCTCGCGGGGCCGGCTTGTTGGCTTTCAGAGTGGTGATGGGCTTCGCCGCTGGTGCGGGCGGAGCCTTCTGCGTCGCGTTCTTGATCGCCTGTCGACCGACCATCGCGTCCCGCATCGCCCGAACGAATCTCGGACTCAGCGACTGCGCAAGTTCCTCGACTGAATAGCCGTAGGTCTCGCGGATGAACTGCGACAGTTGGGCGCTCTTTTCAGGCGTCCACGATTTCTCGTCCGCTCGCAAAGCCTCTTCGGACTCCTGCAGCCGCTTGGCGATGTCTCGCTGCTGCTGCAATCCGCGCTGCTGCTGCGCTTCAGAGATGCGGCCTGCGAGCGCCTGACGCGCTTGCATGGCCTGCTGGTAGTCGATCCACTTCGCCTGGGTGGCAACGGGATCGTTCTGGTTCTCCGCCTGCCAGTTGACGTTCTGATACTTCGACAGAACGCCATCAACGAGACGAAGGTTCGCAAGGTCGTTGAGATGCGCTTCCTCGACTTGCGCGCGCTGCTGGATCTCGGCTTCCTTCGCCTCCAGTGCGCGCCGCGTCTCCGCGATCTCCTGAGTCTTGCGCGTGTAGTCCGACTGGCGCATCAGCGCGTCTTTGAGTTCCTTCGGAACGGCGTACTTCTTGCCCTCCCAATCGACCTCTTCGACTTCGCTTTCGGCCTCGTCGGTCGCCGCACTCTCGACTTCCGATTCATCGGCTTGGTCGTCGTGCGACTCGCTCACGTCCTCTGCGGACGTGTCTTGCTCTGCGACTTCCTCATCGGGATTGGTCGCGACTTCTTCGGTCATAGACCCTCAGAAATGAAAAAAGCCGCCCGAAGGCGGCCTGTTGGCGTTGGGAATGCGCTCGTCAGTTCGGCATCTGTGCCGCCTGCTGAACGGGCATTCCTGCGGGCACATCCGGCGCTTGCGGCGTCGGAGTGATTCCGTTGGGCGCGAGAAGGTCGCGCACCGTCTGCATCGATATCGCCGCGACTTGCTCGGGCGTCATCGCCTGCGCCTGCATGACTTGCAGCCGCTTGGTCTCGGCGTTGTACTGATCGACCTTCAGTTTCTCGATCTCCAACGCACGATCGGCTTCGGCTTGTTGGAGCCGTTGCGCGAGCTGCTGCAACTGCTGCTGCATCTGCTGCATTGCTTGCTGCGCCTGCTGAAGCTGCGGGTTCTGCCCCTGCACCTGGGGCGGCAGCATCGCGGCCATGCGCTGCGCAACCTGATCGGCATCCGGCCAGTCTTGCGCCTTGGCGATCATGTCGCCCAGCAACGGGCCAGCCTGCGGCACCGCGCGCACAAACTCGGTCATGCCGATCGCGGCCTCTTCGCGGCGCGACGTGAACGACGGACCGGCCTGCACCGTCACGTCGTATTTGCCGACCGTGAGATCGTGCATTTGCATCGTGCCGTCGGGCATCTGCTGCTGCGCGTTGATCTTCACCGCTTGCGCCGTGCGCCCGTCCTCGCCAAGCACGCGCACGACGCGCTCGGTGTTGTAGACGTGCGGCAGGACGCCAACGACGACGCGCCCGAGGTGCCGAATCGCCCGCGACAGGTTGTCGATGAAGTGGAACGTGCTGATGTCGCCTTCGCGCTGCCGCGCCATGATTGCGCGCCCGCTCGTTTCGTTGCTGCGTGCGCCAAGCGATGCGTCATAGATGCCTAGAATCGACTTCATGTCGTCCTGAGCGTTTGCGGCTTCTTGCAGCGACGCAGCATCCGGCCCCATGAACGGCACACGCTGCGGCGCAACCGGACCGTCATACTCAAGATATGCATGCGAGCGCGCATTCGCCGTCGCCCATTTCTCAGGGTCCGTGCGCGCGAAGCCCTTCGGGCCGAGCCACGGTGCTTTCGGCGCAAGCGCGACCAGCTCGGATGACGACGTGCGCCAGAAGTTGAACATCCGCTGCGCGTCTTTCGCCTGATGGATCAGCGAGCGCAAGTACCGCTTGCCTTCGATGACGATATCCTCGCCATAGACTGGCACGACCGGGATGTAAATGCCGGGGAACTCGTTATCCTCGAGCACTTCCGCGCCGCTCAGAATGCGCTGCCGCACCTTGTACGACATGCTGTCGCGCTCGCCCGTCACCGTCACGCCCATCGCGAACAGCACGTCCTGGCGGGCAACGAAGTCCTGCTCCGGCAGCACCATGCCATTCGACAGGCGCAGCAGCTTCATCGGCACTTCGTCGCGCGTCCAGTACTCTGCGACTGTGATCTCATCGGCATCGAGATCGCGCGCCGTGTCCACCGCGTCGAAGGACGACTTCTGCGCCTTCTTCCACTTCGCCTCGAACTCGTCATCGGTGAACCGCTCGATGACGTGGCATACGTTCCAGTCCGACGAGTCCGCGCACTCGCTCGACGGATCGCCATAGATCGTCAGCGGGTCAGAAACGCGCTTGATAACGATGTCCTGATCGAACACGTCATGACGCGCGTATTCGGTGGCGACGCGGATGTACCCGATCCCGCCAGACACCGCCGTTTCGATGGCCGTGTCGTATGCAACGTCGGCATTGCTCGCGTACTCGATCTGTCGCAGCAGACCGGAGATGATCTCCGCAGTGCGGACATCGCCCGTGTCATCCACCGGATGGACCTTGATTGACGGCTTGTTCTGCCGCGCGTCGTTGACCACCTGTCGAATGAACGACGGCATGCGATTGATCGTCATCACCGGACGACCTTCGCGTTCGCGCTGCCGACGGATCGCCTCGGGCCATTGTTCGCCGAGACGCGCGAACCGCATATCCTCGATGTACGACTCGCGGTTCTCCGACTCGTGCTCAACGGCGCGGTCGAACGCCTCGCGTGCTTCGGCGATGATGTCCTTGTCGCTCATTGGGGAGTCCATGTAGCCGGGCCGGCAGACTGCGCGACCCACGATGCAGCGCCCGGCGTCTGCGGAGTCCACAGCAGCGAGCCTGCGCCCGAATACGTCAGCGTCGCGGCATTCAGCGACACGCTGTACGACGTAGCATCAGCCGTCAGCCTGTACGCACGCGCGAATGCTGCCGTCTGCCCGCCGACCGAATACGATCCCGCCGCCGCAACCAGCTTGCGACCGGCAATCAACGATGCCGCGCTACCAGTGACAGCGAACGACCCAGCGTCCGCCGTCATCGTGTAATGCGTGACGCCGCCGCTGTAGCTTAGGACAGCATCGTTTCCGGTGACTGAATACGCGGCAGCATCAGCCGTCAGCCTGCGGCCGACATACAGCCCTGCCGCCGCGCCGCTGTACGCATACGAGCCAGCATTGGCCGACAGCCGGCGCGCAGCACGCATCCCGGCGTCGGCAGCACTCACCGAATACGTGCCAGCGTCAGCGGTCAGCGTGTATGCGCCACCACTGCCGAGCGAGACGAACTTGTAGAGCCTGTGCCGGAACAGCTGCCACGGGTTGCGGCTCAGTTCCTGCATGTACTCGGGGTGCGCGCCGGCCCACAGGTAGCAGACGGGCACGAGGAACGCCCCCATCGACGAGTCACCGAGCGAGAATCGGGTAGTCGTCGTGCTACCAGCGACAGCGCCTGATGCTGCGAGATACCCACCGTCATACAGCGACAGATCCGTGCCAGCCAGGACGGAGCCCGCATCGTGCCAGTCGAACGCCGACACAACGCGATCCCCGGGCACCACGTATGCGGTCCCGCTGTCATTGCGGAAATACGCGCTCAGTTTTCGCGTCGTCACCTGATATCCCCATCCGTAGGTGCGCGACGAGTTGTTCCGGGCAAGCGTGAAAAAAACGTTGCTGGGGTTCGTCAACGGGCACACGCGCCCCCATGCAGTCATGCCAGCCGTCGCCGAGTTGACGCCGCGGCGCTGGACCTGCCAGTACACGTGCCCGGAGACGCCACCGACGCGGCGTGCGACGCCGTACTCGGTGCCAACATGCTGCTGCTCGGCCGACGCCGTGTTCGTGTAGACGGCCGGGCCGTTCGGCTGCGTGAGATCGACATCCAGGCCGCCGCAGAACGCGCCCATGAGGTCCTGGGCCATCTCGTGCGACCAGTCGATCTCGACTGGCCCCGTCGGCTGGCGCTGCCAGCGACTCGGAATGACGATGACGGCCACGCGCTACCTCAGACGACGGTGGCGGACTCGCGCACGCCAGTCGGGTTCGTGGTCGGGTACGACTCAGAGAACAGCAGGATGCCACGCTTCAGATTCGGGTCGTCGGCCCACGTCGTGCCGTCGATGCTCGTCTGCAGCCAGACCTGAATCGTGCCGCCGGCAGTCGGGGTAACTGAAAGCGACGGCACGCTCACCAGGAACTGCGCGCCGATCCAGCCGTCGCCGCTGTTCGTGTTGTCGATCACCGATCCGTCGGCAGCCTGCGACCCGCTCGACAGCGACGACCCGAGCGTCCAGCCCATCGCCTGGTCCGACGATTCCCACACCAACTTGCCGGTGCTGTCGAACCTCCAGCGGCGGCAGGTCACGGTCAGCACCGTGCCGCTCGGGATCGCGACGCCCAAGTCATTCGCCAGAGCGACGCGCATGTGTCGGCCAATGCTGCTCATGCTGCCTCCTTCGCGCGCGCGTTGAGCGCGTTCGACACGTCGTCGAGCGAGATAGGGTCAGGCTCGTAGCCGAGCGTCAGCAGCGCGGTAACAGCGGGCTCCAGAGACGGCACGGCAGCGGCCAGCCCCTGCATGCCTGCGCGCGTGGCAGGCAGGTCGATGCGCAGTCGGCCTTGCCTGATGAGGTCCATCGTCCAGTACACGTCGCGGTTCTGTTCGCCGATCGCGACGAGCGCGTCGAGGAACGCTCCGCCACCCTGGCCCAGCGTCGCCAGAATCGTGCCCGCGCCGATCTCGGTCGGAACGGGCTTCGTGCGCCCGACCGACAGCGCAGCAGCAATCGCGACATCATTGCGCGCCTGCACGAGCGCGGCGAACTCAGGATCGATCGCAGCGCGCGCGTCGATCATTGCGAGAATGGCGGCCGTGCTCATCATGCAATCGTCAGAATCGTGGAGCCAAGATCAACGGTGAACGTCTCGCCGGCAGCCAGCGTGATCGACGAACCGTAGTCCCAATAGCAGATGAGCGGGTCCGCCGGACTGGTCGGCGTGTCGTTGCACATGACCGCGTACCTGAACGGCCCGAATCCCGTCGTCGCAGTGAACGTCACGTCGGCCGTCTGCGCGAGCGAATACGTTCCGCCAGTCTGAGACGACGCCGTGACCGTCACAGCAGCGCCGCCCGACGTGTACCCGCCACCCGTCGAAAGCTCCGTGATATCCGCGCGCACCGTATGCGTCGCCACGTTCGGAGCCGCATTGGTCAGCAGGATCTTCAGCGAGTCCGAGCCGAGGTTATGGACCTTCTCGGCCAGGTGCTCGACGAAGCAGTTGTATTTGACGCACGTTGCCATGTCAGCCCATCCAAGCGTATGACCCGCCAATCTCGACGCTCTGGCGCTTCGGCGGGGTGTATTCGTCCAGGCCCACGCACAGGTAGCGGAACGCATCCGCAGCGTGAGAAGTCCAGTCGTGCAGCGGCCTCGGCTTGAACCGCTTTAGCCGATCGTCGTACTCGGTCCGGTACTGCCGCAGCGCCTCGAGCAAGTCCCTGCAGCGCGTCGCATCGAACCAGCACTTGGGCAGCGTCATCCGCACGGCGTTGATGCCGTCATCGACAGACGTTGCCGGCAGCACCTTCACATTGCGCACGCCGAGCGAATCCAGCACCTCAAGCCGCGAGCGCCCGGTGCCAAGCTCGCGCACTCCAACGTCATGCGGCAGGATCTGGTCGCCATACGTGTAGCCGCGCGAGTTCAGCACCTGCACGTAGTGATCGAGGCCGACCCCGTTTGCCTCGTAGTAGTCCACGATGCGCCATTCACGGCCGACGACCTGACAAAACACCAGCGCAGTCGAGTCGCCGACGCCAAGATCCCATGCGACATGCACGAGCGACGATCGCTCAACAGGCACTGAGCAGATGCGTCCGTCCGTCTCTGCGTCGCGCAGCTCGCGTGCGTAGTACGCGCCGAGGATCGCAGCCTCGAATGAGCACTCGAACTCTTGCGCGTACTGCTCGGGCGTCATGTCGCCCTGCGCATCCGACAGTTCGTCCGCCGGCAGGATTCCCGTCTCGCTGGCCCGCAGCATCAGGCGGAACCAGCGATCGTTGCTCGCCGCCTGATCCCAGACGGACCAGAACGCGTTTCGACCCTTCGGCGTGCCGATGAACACTGCCCAGCCCTGCCGATCCGTCAGCAGAGGCCGCACGATCTCGCCCCACACAGACGGGCGCATGTCTGCATACTCGTCGAGCACCACCCCGTCGAGATAGATGCCGCGCAGCCGGTCCGGGTTGTCCGCGCCGTACAACCTGACGCGCGATCCGTTCGGAAGGTCAACGCGCAATTCGGATTCGTTGAACTCCGCGCCAGGGATCACGCCGCAGAATCGCTTGAGATACATCCAGGCCACGTCCTTGGCCTGATTGAACTGCGGCGCGATGTATGCGTACCGTGCGTCCTGCTTGCCCTCAGTCAAAGCGGCACGAATCAAGTCGTTCACGCACGCTACAGTCTTCCCGGCGCGCCGATGCGCGACCATGACCGCCCACCGCTGCTTGCGCTCGTGGAACGGCAGGAACGCTTTCCGTGGCGCGTAGGGAATTACGACTCGCTGGGTGCCTGCCATGCGAACTCAAGCCGGACCGGATGCTCAGGATCTCCAGTCAATTCGACCGACGACAGGTCCGGGATGGACTTCTTCAGCAGGATCTCAATCGCCTTGATCTGCGAGCTTGATAGTTCCACTCTATCAAACGCGTGATCTGTAAGGCGGTTTATCAATTGACTGGCCTGGATCTTGCGGCGCACGTCGTCTTGATGGCGAGAGCCGATCGGCCTTCCTCGCGTAGCCATAGCGACTCCATGTTTCGGTTGGTCGCGGAAACGAAAAAGCCCGCATCGCGCGGGCTTCGTGGTGGCAACTCAGCCTGCCATTGCGGCAGGCATACGCCCTTTCGGGGTTGTTGCATGTGCAATCATTGTACTGGCAATCTTTGCCTAGTCAAGCAATTGTGTGCGGCGTACATCGCCCGCAGCATCTCGGCCCGGTAGTCCTGCCAGCGGATTCCGTTGCGCCTGCACGTCACGCGGTAGTCCGCGCGGACGACGTAGTGTGCGACCAGCAGTGCCGCAAATCGCTTCGGGAACCCGTTTGCCGGCGCGATCGTTGCGTCAACCCGGCTGGCGTCGATCGGGTTGACCGCCTGGGCAGGAGTGCGACGCGGATCATCGTCACCAGCCGGCCGACGGTATCGACCCTCAGCAGACCGAGCGGAGCGCAGCGGACGGCGATAGCGCGCCCACTCCCCCCAATTCGCCAGTCGGTCATCGGTTAATGCAAGCTCGGCCGGGATGTCGATCACTTTCCGTCGTCCTGGTATCGTGTCTCGAGTTCCCGCACGCGGCGGGCCAGCGCCTCGACGAGCGCGCGCATGCGATCGAGTTCCTGCGCAAGCTCGAGCAGCGCCTCGCGCGCCTGGTCGTCGGTCATGTCCGGCGCGCGACGAATCGCATCAGCGGGTGCACGGGCGTGATCGGCAGCATCCGGTCGGGCGGCACGGCCCACACCTGCCCGTCGAGTGTCTGCACGACGACGTGCGCGGGGGAGTGAAGCGCCACTTTCGCGCCCGACCCGTTCCGGCGCAGCATGGTCCCGTGCTGGCCTTTGAACTGCCCGCCGATCATCGTCACCGGGTCGCCCCGGTCGGGAATCGTGTCGTCGTCGGTAGCGGTCATACGGCGATCTCCTGCACGCGCACGATCGCCAATCCGCCGCGCACGACATCTGCCCTGCGCACCGTGAGCACGTCAACCTGCCCGTCGTCGTGCCACATGCCGCCCTTCGTGAGCGCGTCGAGGACGGCTTTCGCGCGATTGTCGATGTCGATGGCTCGACGGTCAGGCGCATGCAGGGTCAGGTCAACAGCGACCCGACCGAGAATGCGCGTGCCTGCGCGCTGCTGCGTCACCTCAGCCGATGCGGCTGCAAACCACTCGCGGCCGGGCTTGGACAACAGCGTGCGTGGCCGCTTGTTGACGACGACGTTGCGCCAAATGGTGTTCACCGACGGCGGCCACGAAAGCCGCAGTTCGATCACAGGCCCGTCGCGCTGCTCGCTGTCAATCATCATGCGATCGGCGTCCACATGCGACCGTCAGGCCCGCACGATCCGTCGATCGACCGCGCCAGCGTGCAGGCGCTCAGGAACCCGCCCACGTTGCGCGACCGTGTGCACACCGGCACGTAGTACGCCTCGCCCTTCGGTGTGCGCTTCTCCGGCGGCCATTGGTTCGCGCATGTCTCGCAATTCGCGCTCGTCTGTTCCCGGCTCATACTCGAATTCCTCGCACGTCTGCATGCACTTCTCGTCGCGCAATTGGCAGAACAGCACCGACGCGGCGTCGGATGCGGACCAGCGGCAGGAGTGGCATGTGAAGGTCATGCGGCTTCTTTGAGATTCAGCGCCCGCATTGCCATCATTCGACGGCATGCGGACACATCTTCGCCGGCCGAGACGGCATCCATGATCCGGCGCGCCCATGCCTTCGGGTCTCCGCGGTTTCCGCGAACATCAATTGCAGACAGCATGCGGTCTGCGCTTTGGCGATCCGTAAACGAGCGGCCAGGCGCAGGCAGAGCATGGGCGACATCCTGCGCTTGATGCATCGCGATGCCAGCATGCCGGCACATCTCCGCGAACCTCGGCAGCGTCGGAGGCCAGTCATCGCCACTCGCAAGCAGATCGGCAACGGCTTGCCCGATGGATTGCGTCGAGTAGCGCGACAGTGCTGCGCCCCACGTTTCCTTTACCGACTCCAGGTCCGCCCCGGCCCACATCGAA